GCATTGCGAAGATAAGACCTGTTGGACCGTTCATTGGCTGAACGCCGCAAACGTCATAAGCGATAAGGTTTGGCATCGAACGACGTACGAGTGAAATCAGTACTGGATCGAAGTTTGCAACCTGGCCGCTGCCTACGGAGTTGACGTGACCGTCACCTTCGCCAAGCATTTGCTGTGAGCTACCTTGGCCAGCAGCCTCGCGAAGCGCACGCTCTGTGTTCTCAAGCACTGTCGCTGTGACAAGGCGCTTGTGAGCATCTGTAATTTCTGGAAGATCCGAGTGCTCGAGCACTGGCTTCCACTTGTTATTTAGTTCCTCAGCTAACATTTTATTCTCCCTTTATCCTTAGGATTAGTTTATTATTTATCAAATTAAAACTTTTTGGTTCTTGAAATCGCGCTGACATAGTTTGCCATTTCGCCAACTGCTACGGGTTTCGTATCTTCACGAAAGCCTTCTGCCGCTTCTTCTGTGATAACGCCAGTGTTGACTTCCTTCCTTTCAGAGAAGTACTTGCCTTTCAAAATGCTGAGTTTCTTTACATAAGACTCAGAATCTGTGAACTCGATACCTTCTGCAAGAGTACGAAGCTTTTCTACTTGTGTAGCAGCAAGACCTTCGGTCACTTCGTCGAATGTCGCTTCCATTGTCGCTTCATCGATCATTGACTGCAGTTCTAGTTGCTTGTTTACAGACTCGTCGAACTTTGTTTCAAGTTCTTCGATCTGTGCCTTTAATTCGCCGACTACATCAAGCTTCTCTTCAGGCACTGTAATGTATGATTCGGCAAACAGATTGTAAAGACCTTCCATGAAGTTCTCTGCAATATCGGCGCGTAATGTGGATTCGACAGCAAGCTTGTTGTCTTCCATCCACGATTCTACTACATAATCGAGATACTGATCGATCTTTGTAGTAAGCTCTTCTTTAATTTCTTCTACTTCTTCGGCGAGAAGATCTTCGTAAGCTTCTTCAAGACGAGCTTCTTCGAGTGAAACGCGAGCTGAAACAGCGGCTTCAAAGATCGTAGAAAACTTTTCTTTTGCTTCTTCGGTCAGATCTTCACCAGAGAAAACTTCGTCGAGGTCTTCTTTGACTGCATTCATTGTAGCCATTGGCATTTGCCCCATACCAGGAGCTCCACCAGGAGTTGGCGACGAAGGAATACCATCGGCACTGTATTGTTTAATTGAATCGTTAAAGAAGTGCGAAAGATCTTCGCCCTTCAATTGAGCAAGAAGTTGACTGAAAGTAGCCAGCATCTCTGCACGTGTTGGATTTGGCTTTAGGGTTTCCGAACCAGCAGATTCGTCGATACCGTCTTGAACGATTTCATTCGTATCTTTATTTGACATTTTTGACTCCTTGTAATATTTATTTATTTATTCTAATTAGATTTTAGAAATTTTATTGAGGAAGTTCTCAAAAATTTCAAACTTTTTAGCTTGAAGCTGTCTTTTAGAAGATGCGCTTTCAATATTTTGTACGGTTTGTTCTATTACTTGCGCTGCACGTTTCTTTGCGACAAGAAGATCATCTTGCCAAACCCATTCTACACCTTCCATAATTCCATTCACAAATGCATCTGGAGCAGAAGGATCAGCTACAATATCTGCAGCTGTAGCCAAATAGAAATCGTCTTGAACTTCATTAATGCCTTCTTTATTTAGCTTCAATGAACCCATACCTCTGGATGAAACACCGAGCTTGACGCCCTCACCGATAAGTCCTTTGGCAATGCTACCCATTGGAGTATCCATCAACTTCGCCCGACCCACAAAATTAGTACCTTCTCTCTTCAAAGAAGTGATCATATGAGATACACGATCGAGATTAATCGACGGACCATCAGGATGACCTAACTCGCCAAGAGCTCTACCCTTCTGAATGTAAGACTCGTCGTAACGATTGACTTCTTTTTCAAGAGTTTCGACAGGATACATACGACCGTTGCGGTTCTTGATGCCTCCTTGCAAGAAGATACCTTCGATGTATACGTTTTTCTTCCCGTCTTCACGAGATTCTGTAATGCATTTCAGATCTTCAACAACTTCGGTGATTAGCTTCATGTCTTCTTACCTTACGAGTTGTTATATGGTGAAATGAACGTACCTTGCTTCTGTACTTCCAGCAAACAATATGAGTTTGCCGAACCGACAAAATTGACTACTAAATTTGCTGTAGGATTTACATTGAGCGGCATACCGTTACCGGCATAGTCACAGTATCCAGTCGAGTCATATATGCCAACAAGAGTCGTACCTCTGAGGATCTGAATGTGGCCATTGCCGTCACAGCCCCAAAAAATCTGTGCGATATAAGCTCCAGAAAGAACCTCATCACTCGTAGCAAGACAAGTGGCAGTGGCACCAACATTCGTAGTAATGCTATTGCCAACAACCACAATATTGCCGCTATTCGCAGCAGATATGTGAATAACAGCTGATGTATTTTTCTTATTTGATGTAATCGTAACAGCCATTATTCACCTCTATAACTGATTGAGAAATCCAACATTTGCTCAATGCCATCTGCAGTGTCGCAAGCTTGCATAAATGCATATTGATTATCTTCGTTGAGTTTTTCAAAGACCGATACCATCGTTCTTTGATGTGTTTCTGCAAGATCAGCGAGCTTAATAAGCAGACGCTCTTCTTTATTGAGTGGTTTGCCATCGCGCGCTGAAAGCTTCGCAGCAATCGCCATGACTTGGCGCTTCTTCTGTGACTTACCCATAAACTGAGGAGCATCAGACTTTTGGAAATCCTTGACTACTGTTCCCATCGAAGCTTTCTTCATGTCGAGTTTTTCTTGTAGTTCAGCTTCTTCTTTATTTAGAATTGTACTACCGGTATCACGTGCTCTATTAATTTTTGTTTTAGAAAGAGCTAGACTATTGATCTGTCTGCTTTTTGTCTTAATGCCAGCATCAACAGATTGTCCTGGCTTTCTGCCACCACTGAAAGCGGTTCTAGCTCTCTTATCGCCGTAACTTTTCATTGTATCAATTGAAAGTTCATCAATCTGTTCTGCTTCTTCATTAGCAGGTACTTTGGCTTGACTGTGTCTTGCTAGTTTAGAAAAAGCTAGTTTTCTTCCCTTTTCATGACCTTGTTTACCTTCACCACCTGAAATAAAATCGTTTTTAGGTTCAGTTTTATCTAAAAACGAAGTCGCTAACTTTTTAGAAATCTCATCTAAAACTTCAGCTTCTTCCTTGGCCATCACTTTAGCTTTTTCAATGCCGGCCATTCTGCCACCGTATGTCTTACGGCCAGCTAGTTCACGACCCTTTTCGCGATAGTTCAAAGATCCTTCATTATCTGCAATAGACTTTGATTTCATTCTATAACGGCGAAGTGTATCGTGTGACAGTTCATCAATCTGTTCAGCTTCTTCCTTAGCCAACTTGCGATTGGCCATTTTAATACCTTTATAACGTTGACCAACTCTACGGCCATCATCTACATCATCAGCATCGTAAAAATCTTTTACTGCAGCTTTCTTATACTTCTGAACAGTATCTTTTGATAATTCGTCGATCTGCTCAGCTTCTTCCTTACTGAGAACAGTGCTTCCGGTATCACGTGCTCTATTAATTTTAGTTCTTGCTAATGATAGACTATTACTTTGTTTGCTTTTCATTTTTATGCCAGCATCAACAGATTGTCCTGGCTTCCTACCACCACTGAAAGCGGTTCTAGCTCTCTTATCGCCGTAACTTTTCATTGTATCAATTGAAAGCTCGTCGATCTGCTCGGCTTCTTCTTTGGCTAGCAGACCTTTTTTCTGCATTTCTTGTCTTTTCTTAGCCATGTGTAATTTAAATTTTAAAGCAGGATCATCAGCTTCTTCGGCGACCTTTTTCTTCTTCCGAAGAAGCTGGAAGTCATGCGCATCAACCTTGCCATTCTTATGGGCATCGATCTTGTGCTGATTGCCCTTCAGCTCTTCATACACTTCTTCGTCTTCGCCAGGATTATAGCCATGGCGTTCTTTCTTGCGATCGGCCATCTTGACCTTCGAACCCTTGAAAACTTCGTCGTCGTTGCCGTTGCGATCAGCAGTCTTCGCAACTACATGTTTGTCGATGAACTTTTGCTCGTCAGGATTTTTGACGACCATCGGCCCAAGCTGTCTTTCATTTAAGAAATCTTTAAGCGTCTTCGCCATCGTCATCTTCCTCTGTGTCTAAGTCTTCTAGGTCAAGATCTTCTAGATCGAGATCTTCTATATCAAAATCTTCGTCTTCGAAATCTTCGTCTTCGAAATCTTCGTCATCGATGTCAAAATCCAAATCATCTTCGAATTCTTCTTCATCGGCATCTTCAGGGTCGTCAGAAGCAAACATTTGTTGAGCATATGCAACGCTCTCGTCTTCTAATCTTGCGTCAATTTTCTGGCGCATAATTGAGTCGAAGGCGTTTGCAAACCGTGTCGGTTGTTGATCTACAGTTGCTCGAATCAGTTCGTCGATGTCCATATAAATTCTCCAAAAGTGTTTTTACTATTTATAATGTATTTATTTTCCTACTAAATCTGGTACATTCGGAATAGAAGTAGCCTTCGATTTACCAGCGGTCGGAGGAGTTTCATTCTGAGCAGGTTCAGCGCCTGCATCTTCAGGAGGCAATTGTTCTCCACCTGGACCCATTTCTGGTGGAGCATACTGCGGATTGTCCATTTCTTCGATAATTTGCTTGTCGATCTCTTCCATATCTTCTTCTGTCTGATAAAGAACATTCCGACGAATCCATTCATGCGAGTAGTACTTGCCTGCATAGTCGTCGACATCACGTAACATCGAGATACGATCGCGAAGAATCTCTGTATTTTTCAATTCGGCGAAGTGATTATCTTCAGAGTATTCATACTTAAAGTTAGCTTTAAATTCGGACCAATCTTCCGAGGTAATGATACCTTTCAAGATCAGCTGTTTCTCAAGAATCTTACTAAAAACTTCTGAGAATCGAGTACGAAGACGAGTAATAAATTTAGCAAACTTGACTTCGTCGCGAGTCACTTCAGTGGCTCTCCCAAAGTTGAAAGCTTGTTCAGGATCAAGACGAGAAATCGGAACGTTTAGAGCTTTGTAAAGCTTGCGTTGAAAGTAAACGATGTCATCAATCTGACCAAGGTTCTGACCTCCTGGAAGAGTCGTGATTTCGGTACCCTTACCGCCTTCACGACGAGGTAGCCAGAAATCTTCAAGCATGGTCATATGCTTACGATCATCGCGGATTTCTCCGGTACCAGCGTCATACACAATCTTATTCTTAAAGCGAGTCATAATATCACGAAGATATTGTTCAGCTTTCATTTTCGGTAGGTTGCCGACATCGATGTAGAAGATACGACGTTCAGGTGCACGCGAGATACGATAGATGACTAAAGAGTCTTCCATGGCCTTTAACTGATTCAAAGGCTTAATGGCTTTTTGTAGATAACCAATAACCATGTCACCTTTGACATTGACAAGGCCAGAAGATACGTTAACAATCGAGTCGACTGCGATCTTAATACCTTGAGTAGTAGGATCTTGATAATTCGGTTGACTCGGAGTTTTACCGAACCCGTTTTCATTATAGATATAGAACTCTTCGCCTGCCACCGGAACAATGACGTTTGAATCTTTTGCAAGTTTTCTTTTCTTCTGAGTCTTGACTTTGCGAAGCTTACGAGGATCTACATAACGTAGTTCTTGAAT